TTAATTTCGTTTCAGATATAATATAATTATAATAGAAAAAATATAAAAAGTCGCAGATATGAAAATATCTCATAAGTCCAAGCGATATGATCCCACTTTTGTAAATTAGAGTTGATGTAAATCAACTCTTTTATTATGTTTATGAGAAAAGAGGTAGATTATGACAAATGAAGAACGTTACCAAAAATACATAGAACAACATTGTAAAAACTGCAAAAACAACAAAACAGATTTATGTGATATAAGAATATCAGCAATAGACAATATAGTAAGAACAAAGTGTGAATATTATGAAAAAGAACAAAAGTAAAATTGTTCTTTTTTGTGTAAATAATATTAAATCTTTTGAATGTTAATTTCTTGAGATAATCTGAAACTATTATTAGTAAGAGTATCATCAAGTAAATCAACAATAGGTAATAGCTTTTTTTTATCTGGTGATATGTAATAAATAGGAGAATTACAAATATCTGTTGAGTATACAGTAATATTAATATTACCAATTTCTCTTACATTTAACTCATGTAATTTATTACTACTTTTTACAGTATTAAAGTCAATAATATTGCTAGACACAAAAAACACCTCTTTTCTTTTGTAGATTATAAAAATTTACAACGATTAATAATATAACACATAAAAGTTGCAATGTTTGTCGAAAAAAGCAAATAAATAAAAAAATAAAAAGAAGGTGAGTAAGGTGGCAAAATCTAAATGGGAACAAGTTAAAAATAAGTTAATATTAATAGAAGGATGGGCAAGAGAAGGTTTAACAGATGAACAAATATCAAATAATTTAGGTATAGCACTATCAACATTCTATGATTACAAAGATAAGCATTCGGAGTTTTCGGAGTCCTTAAAAAAAGGAAAAGAAATAGTAGATTATGAAGTAGAAAATGCTTTACTCAAAAATGCCTTAAATGGAAATGTCACAGCACAAATATATTGGTTAAATAATAGAAAGCCTAAACAATGGAAAAATAAAAGAATAGAAGAAGAGAATAATGTGATTGAATCACTTACAGAGTCAATACAAAAAGCCTATGCGAAAAAAGCAGGTGATAAATAATGTTATCAACAGAAGCAATATTATATTATAAAAATAAACCAGTAGAATTTACAAAAGATATAATAGGAGTTAAACCAGATGACATACAAGCAGAGATATTAAATAGTGTAGCACAAAATCAATTAACAAGTGTACGTTCAGGACATGGAATAGGAAAATCAGCATTGCAAAGTTGGTTAATAATTTGGTTTATGTGTACAAGACCATTTCCGAAAATACCATGTACAGCACCAACAAAACATCAATTACATGATATATTATGGGCAGAAGTTGCAAAATGGCTAAATCCTACTTTAAAAACAGAAATAGAATGGACAAAAGAAAAATTATACATGAAATCTAATCCAGAGAATTGGTTTGCAGTGCCACGTACAGCAACACAGCCAGACGCCTTACAAGGATTTCATGCAGAACATATTTTATATATTATAGATGAAGCATCAGGAGTAAAAGATACAACATTTGAACCAGTGCTAGGCTCATTAACAACACCAGATGCAAAACTAATAATGTGTGGAAATCCGACAGGGTTGAGTGGTTTCTTTTTTGATAGTCATAATAAAAATAGAAGTATGTATAGCACATTTAAAGTATCTGGAGAAAATTCAAAAAGAGTTTCAAAAGACTATATACAAATGATTATTGATATGTATGGACTAGAAAGTGATGTATATAGAGTAAGAGTTGCAGGAGAATTTCCAAAAGCAATGCCAGATAGTTTTATTCAATTAGACTGGGTAGAAAATTGTAGTAAAAAAATACATACAAAAAGCTATCCAAAAAATAGAATTGATATTGGAGTTGATGTTGCAAGATATGGAGATGATGAAACAGTTATTAACACAATATTTGATAAAACATATCAGCAACTGCTTAATATATTACATCATAATGACACAATGCAAGTAACAGGAAGAATAGTTCAAATAATAGAAGAATTAAGACAAAAATACTTAGGAATATCAATACATATAAAAATAGACTGTGATGGATTAGGAGTAGGTGTATATGATAGGTTAAAGGAAATAAAACAACAGAAAGATTGGATAACAGTTAAGTTATATGAATGTCATTTTGGAGGAAGTGGTGGAAAAAATAAACAAGAAGAGCCAGTAGAATTTAGTAATAGTACAGGTTTAATGTGGGGACTGCTAAGAGAAAAACTAAAAAGACAAGAAATAGAGCTAATATATGACGATAAACAAATAACACAGTTGAGTAACAGAAAATATAGAATAAATAGTGATGGAAAAATAGAATTAGAAAGAAAAGAAGAAATGAAAAAAAGAGGACTAACTTCCCCAGATAGACGGAGATAGCTTAGTTCTTTCTTTATATGAGCCAAAAGTAGCAAATGTATTTAATAAAAATGATTTTAGGAGGTAGTAATGATAATCGATATAAACGAAGTTCCAGAAATAAAAAAAGGAAAAATTCCTAATAAGTTATTAGCAGAATTAATAGATGAACATCAAAAAACATTAAGTAAATATAATAAGCTGGATAAGTATTTTTTTAATGATGAAAGTATAGTCGAAAAACAAAGATTATTAAAAGATAGTTTGAATAATATAATAATAGCTAGTTATCCTAGATATATAACTATATTAAACAGTGGCTGTTTTATGTCATCAGAAATTAATTATAATGTAAATGAAGAAATAGATATAGAGCCAGTATTAAATGAATATAAGAAACAAACAATATTAAAAACAGATAAAAGTAATGTAAGAAAAGAAAGTAAATATGGAAGATGTTATGAATTAACTTATTCAAATAATAATTCTGAACCAAAAACAAAAAGTATAAGTCCTAAAAATGCTTTTGTTGTAAAGTCAAATAATTTGGATGAAAAAGAATTATTTGGTGTATATTATTTTGAAACAAATGGGATATATACGATATATACTTTTACAGACAAATATATAAACTATGGAACATGTAAAAATCTAAGTTTACAACAATATAATCCTAAAAAAGAAAAACATTATTTTGGTGAAGTTCCACTTATAGAAGTAATGAATAACGAAGAATGTATTGGAGATTATGAATCAGTAATATCTTTAATAAATGCTTATAATATTATAACAAGTAATGATGTTGATAATATAGAAGAATTTGTTGATGCAATATTACTTTTATTTGGAGCGAACTTAGATTATGAACAAAAAAAGTTATTAAAAGAAACAAGAGGACTTGAACTTCCAGAAAATGCTAAAGCAGAATATTTAACTAAAGTATTAGATGAAGTAGGTATTAATGCAGCATTAGATAGATTAAGAAAAGACATACATAAATTTAGTTTTACCCCCGATATGGGAGATGAAAATTTTGCAGGAAACAGTAGTGGAGTTGCATTAGATTATAAATTATTGCCTTTTATAATTTCATTAAAAGATAAAGAAGCATTTTATAAAGAAACGTTAAAGAAAAGATTTAGATTATATAATAATTTTTTAAGTGTGAAACAAAATATGCCAATTATTCCAGTTGAAGAAATAGAAATAAAAATGACATTAACATTCCCTAAAAATGATTTAGAGATTGCACAAATGATTAGTTATTTGAGTGGAAATGTAACAAATCAAACATTAATTAGTAATTTATCTTTTATAGAAGATGCAATTGAAGAAGATGAATTAGTAAAGACAGAAAATCAAGAAAAAGTAAAACAAAATCAATTAGCTATGTATAGTTCAGGTGGTTTTGATGAACATATTGAAGATGACACCGAATAGGAGGTGTTTTTTTTATGGCAAGAAAACCTATTAACTACTGGGAAAAAAGAAGCACTGAATTAATGAAAAGGATAGAAAAAAGAACAGAAAATACAATTAATTCATTGATAAAAGCTTATGAACAAGCTACAAAAGATATAAATAAAGAAATAGCTAAGATATTTAAAAATTATGCAAAAGATAATGTACTGAGTAAAGATATATTAAGACAAATGTTGAATAAGAAGGAAACAGATACATATTATAAAAATTTATTGCAAGTAATTAATAATAACATAACAGATAAAAGAATAAAAAAGAAAATGTTAGCTAAATATAATGCCCCTGCTTATTCTTATAGAATTAGTCGTTATCAAGCATTACAAAATAATATTGATGTTGAATTAAGGAAATTAGCAGATATAGAACAAGAAATAACTAAAATACGATATATAGATACTATAAAAGAGGGCTACTACCATAATATATATGACATTCAAAAAGGAAGTGGCTTAGGTTTTAGTTTTGCACAAATAGATGATAGAACGATAAATTTGTTGCTTAATGAAAATTGGGTTGATAATGGAAATTTTTCAAAAAGAATATGGAATAATAGCGAGAAACTAGGCAATTATTTAAGGACACAATTTACAGCAGATAGCATGAGTGGAAAATCTATACAAAAGATTAGTAAAGAGTTAGCAGAATTTATGAATGTAGGATTGTATAATGCAACTACACTTGTAAGGACAGAAGTAAATCATTTTGCTAACCAAGCAGAGTTACTGTCTTATAAAGAGTGTGGCATAGAAAAATATGTGTATATAGCAACTCTTGATAAAGTTACTTGTAGTCATTGTGCAAAATTAGATGGAAAGAAATTTTTTGTAAAAGATGCAAAAGAAGGAGTAAATTATCCAAATTTGCATGTCAATGATAGGTGCACGACTATATCTTATTTTGATGAAAAGGAATTAGAAAACTTAACAAGGATAGCAAGAGACCCCATAACAGGAAAAAATTACTATGTAGACCAAAATATGACCTATGATGAATGGAAAGAACAGATAGATATTAAATATGCAAAAGGAACAGTAGATTTAGAACATAAAAAGTACACAAATCTGAAAACAGATAAAGAACAATACAAAAGATATAAGAAAGTTTTAGAAAAAGAATTTGTACCAGAAAAATTTGAAAAATTCCAAGATTTGAAGTATAATAATATAGAAAAATATAACGATTTAAAAGACTATTATAGGTATAAATCAAATTACCCAGAGAGCAATAGAGAATTTTATGAAGTAAATAACAAAGTTAAGCAACTTATTAATATAGAACAAGTAAAAGAAGGAATAGGAACAGCTGTAAAACCTAATGTCAAAGATATAAAAATAAGTAGTATAAATACTCATGCAGAAAAGAGAATGCAACAAAGGCAAATAACAAAGGATATGGCTCAGTCATACATAGATAATGCTATTATAGAATTTGCACAAAATACTAAAAGATTATATATATCTGATAAAGGTGCAACAGTATTATTACAAGAAGATAAAAGATTAATAACAACTTATAATACATTTGATGAAGATATTTTAAAAATTATGGAGATTATAAATGGAAGAAGAATTTGAATGCCCATTACTTAATAGAGTAATAGATGATGGTTATTGCTACGATATAAATATGGTAGCAAGTCATATGATAAAAGAAGAAGTTTTAGAAGATAAAATAGATAAAGACAAAGCGCTTGAAATATGTAAGAAATGCAAATATAAACCATTTTAAGAAAGGAATATTGAATGGAAGAAATATGGAAAGATATTGAAGGATATGAGGGCTTGTATCAAGTTAGTAATATGGGTAGAATAAAATCATTAGAAAGATACAAAGAAAATCATGGTAAATTACAAAAAGTAGAAGAAAAAATCAAAACAATAAATATAAAAAATTCTGGTTATCAATTTGTACAGTTATATAAAAACAATAAGTACAAAAATTTAATGGTGCATAGACTTGTAGCACAAGCTTTTATACCTAATGTTAATAATAAACCACAAATAAATCATATAGATGGAAACAAATTAAACAATAATGTTACAAATTTAGAATACTGTACCAATAGTGAAAATAATAAACATGCATGGAATACAGGATTAAAGCAATGTACAGAAAAGTTGAGAGAAACAACAAGAAAAACAAACAAAGAATATAAATCAAAACCAATAAATCAATTAGATTTACAAGGAAATTATATAAAAACATGGCTTAATGCACATGAAGCTAGTAGACAATTAGGTATAGATAGAAGTACAATATCACAATGCTGTACAGGAGGAAGAAGAAACAAAACAGCAGGAGGCTATAAATGGTGTTTTGTAGATAAATAAGTTATTAAAATTTTATAATTATAAATCAAAGTCGTAGAAATACGTCTTTTTATTTTGCCCTCAAATAAGGCGTAAAACTGTTTGATTAGTTATAGCACTGTAAAAGCTAAAATTGGTTATAACACCGTAAAAGTTAAGGAGGAAAAGTTAATGGAAAATAATGAAGAAAGAGTGGATACAACTGTTGAAGTATCAAAAGAAAATGTACAAGAAGAAAAAAAAGAAAAAACCTTTACCCAAGAGCAAT